TGGATATAGTAGTGTTTAGAGATGATTTACCAACAGTAGTCATTAGAGTTCAAGACAAGACACACGTTGGAACAATGAAATCAGCTAGAGATACAGTTCAGAAAAAAATGCTTGAATGGAATGATTGTAAAGTCGTTGATTTGTGGTTTTATGAGTGTCCTACACTATGGAAAGAAAAAGTAAATGAATCAAGTGAAAATGAAATTAAGGTAGCTCTTAATGAAGTAGGATTGGATTTATAACTATCTATACATATTTGGTGGCTTTGTATCATCGTGTTCGCTATTAAGATACGCCATATACATATTTAGCTTCTCTTGATGGACTTTTTCGTTTAACATCATTATAGAAGCCTGTATTTCAAAAAATGTTAGCATTTTATCAAAGATACGCTATGGAATCTCAATATATATTAGATGGGGCAAATAAATTAAATAGAAATATTGCTTCTAATATATATGAATGGGCTGATAGTTTTTTGTTTCCTAGATACGATGAATCTATTTCAGCTAAAGAAGCTAGTTCTCAAGATTTAAAAC